CAGGTAGTAGACTTTAGATGGGTCTTAGAAAAATTTGAAGGGCCCTCTGGAGTTATTGGCAGAGAAGAGGGTGAATCTCCATACCTTGGGGGTATAAAGGCCCGTGGTAGGTTCGATGTACCGAGATCTTCCACTGGCAGTATTTTGACTCCCAAGCAAATTCGTAGAAGGGTTAGACGAAGAGCTGCTCGGTCAGACATTCTAACTACTGAAGAGTACAGGGTAATGTACAAGCCAGTAGAAGAATGGGACATGGAGGAGTTAGCTAGAGGTCGACCTCGTAATAGCAGAGGCACTTTTACTGGGCCAAAGCCCAAGTGGCTTTCTACCTCGGTTCACGAATCGGCTATGGATCGATTTAAGCAGATTGTTAAAACTGAGATGAACCGACAAACGGTCGGCGCTCTTCAGGTTTTTGAAGAAGTTATGAGCAGTCAAGAGCTAGACATAAAGGGTAGACCAATGGTCCCCGCGTCCACTAAACTTGATGCTGCTAAATTCTTGTTAGAGCATGTAGTTGGTAAACCCACTCAACGAGTAGAGAATGACGTTAGTGTTAAGCTTCAATCCATCCTTGGGGTGGTAATGGCTAATCCAGATAATAATGGGGGATATCAGGTAGGTCATTTACCTGGTGTTACAGTTCCCATGGCCATTGAAGCTGACATAATTGATGTTGAGGTAGATGATAACGATGGTTAGTTGCGGAGTATGTAATAGGCCAAGGGAAGACCATCGAGAGCTAAATCATGAGTTTACTCTTAGTAATCAGCTTATACTAAAGACTAACTCTAGTCACCCTCACTGGGCAGACAAGAATACTTTGATGAGGTTAGCTTTAGTGTTATATGAAAAGGGGGTATTGACTGAAGATGACCTCACTTACATCTTTCCCCATTCTGGATTTGACTTCAGACCATCCAATAATCCAAGAGATTTATGAGCTGGGGTTAAAAGCTAAGCCAGCTGAAGCTTGTGGGGTTATTTTACCAACTCCCTTTAATGGAAGTCAAGTAGTAGAAGTAGAAAACTGGGCCTTAGATACTGAGAGTCATTTCTATACTACTGGAAAAGCTATTGCTGAGGCTATTCATGAGTGGCTTTTAACGGCTACTCACCAAGAAACCTTGGACATTATTTTCTGGCATACTCATCCTAATGGTGGTATTGGCCCTAGTAGAATTGATCTTAGAGAACGCGTTTTTGGCGGGCATCATCTGGTTGTGAGTTTGACAGAGGACGGTCCCTGCCCGGTTATTTATTAAGGAGGGAAATATACCATGGGTTGGTGGAGAGATAATGATCCTCGTAGTGAATATGGGGGCAAAGGGGTTTTAAACAACACCCTATTCCCTAAGGGTGATGATGCTCTAACTCCCTCCGACAAGCTAAGACTAGATTCTCTTACCGGTCAACATGAGTCAGCTTTAGCCGAACCTGATCAATACCATTGGTATGGCCAAGTAGACCCAGGTTCAGTAGTAAATTCAGAAAAAGAAGCTATCTTAAGAGACTCAGTTTTGCCGGACCCTTACCCAAGGGGGTACTGATCGATGCAGTACGAATTACCGGATCAAGGAGTTTTCCGGAAAGACCGATGGTTTGAGCAAACTGGTTATGACCCTCACGAAGGCCAGAAGGTCATTCACTATAACTCTACCCGTCATCGAGTACTATGTAATGGTCGGCGATGGGGTAAAACTCTCTTGGGGGGCAAAGAGGTAGAATGCGCGGCTTTTGTTAAGAACTGGCTAGAATTGCCTCAGCGAGGCTGGATTATTGGTCCTGAATACACTGACTGTGAAAAAGAATTCCGAGTCATCTACAATACCTTTAAGGCTCTGGGAATCGATCAAGTTAGTAACAAGTTCTTGAACAATACTGAGAATGGCAACATGAGAATCTCTACTAAGTGGGGGTTTGAGTTAGAGTGTAGATCAGCTCGTCACCCTGAAAGCCTGGTTGGTGAGGGTCTGGATTTTGTCCTGTTAGTTGAGGCGGGTAGACATAAAAGAAAAACCTTTGGTGATTACGTAAGACCCGCATTGTCTGACCGTCGTGGGTGGTCGTTAATGAGTGGGGTTCCCGAAGAAGCTACTGACACCTCTCTTCTTTATTGGGCTTACAATAGAGGTCAAAGCCCTGACAATCTCCAGTGGCAATCTTGGCGGATGCCTAGTTGGACTAACAATAAGATGTTCCCCGGCGGTATTGCTGACCCCGAAATCCTAGAAGCTAAGGATGACCTTACCGAAGATGAGTTTGCTCGTCAGTATGAGGGTAAATTTGTTGATAAGACTGGTAGAGTTATGGCTGAGTGGGATGATGATGAACATATCAAAGATCTTAAGTATAATCCAGACTGGCCCCTCTATGCTGCTGTAGACTTCGGATACACTAATGACTGGGTGTGGCTCTGGATTCAGGTAGACCAAGAAAACACCGTATATGTTCTTGGTGAGCAAAGATATAAGCTAAGGGATACTGAAGATATCGCTAGAGTAGAGCTACTTAATCACCCTCTTACTAGCAAGCTCATTGCGATCTATCCAGACCCAGCATCTCCCGATGACTCTAACATCCTTAGAAGAACTTTGAATGTGCCTACTCGCTTAAATACCGGTGGAGACCTTAAAACTAGGCTAGCCTTGATTAGAAGTGGTCTTAAGCTTAGGCCGGATTATTTGCCTGCTGGTCATCCTGACAAGAAGCCTCGATTATATGTTAATCGTACTTGTAAAGATTTGATCAGAGAAATGTCCAGAGATTATCGTTGGCCTACTCACAATAGTGAGGTAAGGAATGACAGCGAACAACCTATGGATAAAGATAACCACGGCCCGGAAGCTTTAGGAAGATTCTACAAAGGCCATATGGAGCGATTAACCGAGTCAAAGAAATCAAGACAGAGTCGAGTTAAGCAAAGGAGGGTGGCATGACCTTTAGCCCTTGGTCTACACTAAAAGCGGTTACAGCTTTAAAGCCACCTCCCACTTCTTGGGTTCCTCCTGAAGAGGGGGAAAGAATTGCTGCTTATGCCAAGTACGAAGAGATGTATTGGAATGATCCACACCAATATGCGCTTAGGGTACTAGAGGGCGAAGAACCCGTATATGTGCCTAATGCTAGAGTAGTAGTAGATACTACATCTCACTACTTTATGAAGGGGCTTAGGGTCTTCTGTAATGCTGAGCATTCTAAACTCAGTTCTGCATTAAAGGCTTTTTTGGACAGGGAACTTTTTTATTCTCGTTTTCAAGCGGCTAAGCACTCTGGAGTAGTAAAGGGGGATTTTCTTTTTCACCTTACTGCTAACCCCCTAAAGCCTGAAAAGACTAGGCTTTCTCTCAACTCCGTAGACCCTGCTAGGGTCTATCCTATCTATGATGAAGATATTCCCGACAAGATGATCGCTTGTCACCTTATTGACATCTGGAGAGAAATCGACGGTACGGAGTATGTTAAAAAGCTAACTTATCGCTTAGTAGAGTTAGAGGGTCTTCGTCGAGTATCTAGAGAAGAAGCTATCTATGAACTCTATCCTACTTGGTATGGCCCAGAACCTAGATTGAAGAAAGTTCTTTTACCCTATGCCCTGCTAGATGAAAAGATCCGATCTATCCCTATCTATTGGTTTAAAAACATAGATTGGGAAGGTTGGCTTTACGGAGTTTCTGAACTTAAGGGCTTAGAGGGACTACTTAAGTCAGTTTCCCAGAGCAGCACGGATGTTCAGGGTGCTCTTTCTCTAGAGGGCTTAGGAGTCTATGCCACTGACGGTGGCCGACCAGTAGATGACAATGGTAATGAGACTGATTGGGAGCTTTCTCCTGGCAAAGTGATGGAAGTCCCTAGTGGTTCCTACTTTAGGCGGGTAGAGGGTCTTACTTCTATTACTCCTGCTACCGATCAAATCGATTACTTAGAGGGCAAAATTAATGAAGCCTCCTCGTTAACCGATGTTGCCAGAGGTGAAGTTGATGTTCAAATTGCTCAATCTGGTATTGCTCTAGCCATTAGATTTTTACCCACCCTTGCCAAGATGGAACAAAGAGACCTTGCTGGTGTGGGTAAGCTTAAGCAGCTATTTCATGACTGGGTTATTTGGCATGAAGTTTTTGAGTTTGAGCTCTTAGAGGGTGAAGTCCTAGTAGAAATTGGTGACAAGTTACCAAGTAATAGGACTGAGCGACTAAATGAGCTTAATAACATGCTAGATCGAAAGGTAATTTCTGCTCAGTACTACCGAGATCAGATGCAGAAATTAGGGTACGTATTTCCCGAAGAAATAGCTGACCAAATACTTGAAGAGCAACAGGCTAAGATAGAAGTCTTACCCCAAGCCCTTCCTGATACAAACCAAAGTAACAATGCTAACAAAGTAAATGAAAGCAATGGTACTGAGGCTACAGCTTAGTAGTGAGATGCTACTAAAGCTACCCCCCTTTGCGAGATGCAACTGGTGCGAGATGCACTAGAAAGGTTTTTTGATGTTTACTCCTTACTGGTTAACCGAGATTATCTTTAGAGGCTCAGAGAATGATGAGTCGGGTACCGGAACTGCTAATGGATCAACCGAAGAAACTTCAGCCGGTGAAGCGACCGGCTCATCTGAAGAAACGGCCACTGATTCAGCTAAAGATCTCTCTGGTCTTCAATCAGCCTTGGCAGCTGAAAGGCAAGCAAGGCGAAAAGCAGAAAAAGACTTAGCTAAGCTTACTGAAGCAGAGACTAGAGCTAAGCAGACTGAAGCTGAAGCTTTAGCCCAGCTTAAGAAAGATCTTGACGCCTCAACTGAAAGGTCAACTAAGCTAGCTTCGGGATTCCTTGAGGTTAAGCTAGAGCAAGCTATTCTTGAAGCTGCTAAAGAAGCAAAATTTAAAGACCCTAGTGATGCCCTTGCAATGATTGACCGTTCTCTTATTGTAGCTGAGCAAGATGAGGATGATCCCAGTAAAGTAACCATCGAAAAAGCTACTGTAAAAACTGCTGTTAAAAAGCTTGCTGATGCTAAGAAGCACCTCCTTTCTACTGGGACAGAAGATGGGGGCAGAACTGGATCTCAGTTTGGAGGTACTGGAAGTTCTGGCAAGCCTGGCGAACAAGACTACAAAAACAAGTACCCTTCTTTATAATCCACACCGAAAGGTTATTAAGTCATGGCTAGATATGACAAGTATGACCCGATTAGTGGTGGTTTCCGAGCACCCCTTGCAGCTAACCTTACCCTAACTAATGGGAACTTCGGGCCTAAAGCCGTTTCCCTAAACTCTAGCGGTAAAGTAGTTGTTGGTACTGCCGGTACTACTGGACTAGTTGGTATTCTTGTAAAGAACGCTGCTCGAGGGCCCTGGGGTCCTACTACCACCTCGGGGGGTACTCCTAATGCTTCTACAGCAATTGGGTGTATGGCTGGAGATGTAGTGGACATCATGACTAGCGGCGAGATTGTTGACCTTGCGGGCTCAGGTATCACTGGCCTTGCAGCTGGTCAACCTATCTATTGTACTGCTGATGGAGACCTGACAAACGTTCTTACTGGCAACACAAAGGTTGGTTATACGGTTGAAGCTAACCGTATGATCGTCCGAGTGGCCCCGTAAGGTAAAGGAGAGATAATGACTACTATTCCTGCCTGGCTACTCGCTGATGCACCAATTATTGGTGATGAGACTGGTTTTAACGAGCGAGCAGATGTTATTGTTGCTGCTGATGGTACTGACCTTAATGAGTTCTGGAATGAAGTCCAGGATACCATTCGGATTAGAAATGCTCAGCGAAACCGGCTTATTGATGCACTGGCAACTAGAGTTACTTCTCCAGTTACCTCAGTCTTAGTTCCTAGCTCAGTAGACTTCGAAGAGGCCTCTGAGTATGGCCAGCCCGTTGGTATTCGTGGGGGAGGCACCCGAGTCTTCCGAGGGTACGATTTCAAGTTCTATGACCTTGCTGTTCGGTACACTTGGATGTTCATCGCTGAGGCTGACCGTCGCCAGCTAGAGATGCATCACAACCTCGCTCTAGACGCAGATAACAAGCTACTGTTCAACAAGGTTATGAGAACTCTGTTTAACTCTCTTAACCTTAATGGGGTTACTGACCAGAACGAGCCTGTTACTGTTTACAAGTTCTACAATGCAGATGGCGAGGTTCCTCCTCCCTACGCTACGTATACTCATGCTGGTACCCACAACCACTATATTACTTCTGGTGGGGCTACGGTTACTAGTGCTAACTTGGACACGCTTGCTCTTGAGCTTGGGCACCATGGCTATACCCTACAGAACGGCTACCAGCTTGTTCTTTGGGTGAACACTACTGAGGCTGCGGTCATTAAGACCTTTAAGACCTCTAGCGGTGCCTCCTATGACTATGTACCGAATCCAGCTATGTATGGCGGTAAGGTCTGGGTTCCCAACAATGGTCAGTATGTTGGTGGACCTCAGGGTACGCTCGAGGGCGAAATCGGTACCTATGGGCCGTGGCACATTATTGAAGAGGCTTACATTCCTTCTGGGTATATGGTTGGCCTTGCTTCTGGTGGGCCCGAGAACCTGCAGAACCCCATCGGTATTAGAGAGCATGCCAATGCTGCTTACCGTGGGCTTAAGGTAATTCCCGGTCAGCGAAGCGATTACCCTCTCCTTGATTCTTTCTATAGAAGAGGCTTTGGTACTGGTATCCGCCAGCGAGGTGGTGGTGCTGTTATGCAGATTACCGCCTCTGGGTCTTACACTATTCCGGCAGCTTACGCCTGATAGGTCTGAGTGAGGTGAGGGGGAGATTTCCGTATGAGAGTTTCCCCCTCACCCACCTTCTATCTTTTTTACTAGAAAAGGAACTTAAATGCCTGATTCACACGAGCCGGTATTTTATCTTTTACCGGATGGTACTAAAGTTAGTAATGACCCCAGATTTGTTGCTGAAGAGTCATCTGAAGAGATTGACCTCAATTCCCCTTCAGATGGCCTGGACGACCTTACTGCGGATCAGCTTAAAGGCAAGCTAGCAGAACTCCAAGCAGCTGGTGTGGAAGTAGATACTTCTGGAGTTAAAAAGAAAGCCGACTTAGTAGCTAGAATTAGGGCTGCTCTAAACTCTGCTGAGTGAGGCTAAAATGGCTTTAAGCAACTCAGCTAGACTTAGAGCTTTGCTGGGTGAGTCTATCCCTCCTTCGGGCAGTGCTGCTGACACAATGTTTACTGAAGCTCAAATTCTAGATTTCTTGGCTTTGGGCAATGATGATGTAGAAAGGGCTGCTTACGAAGGTTGGAGAGCTAAAGCCGCTAACTTTGCAAACTTAGTAGATGTTACTGAGGGTAATGCTTCTAGAGCCTTTAGCGACCTGTTAAAACATGCTAATGATATGGTTAAAGCTTACTCTAAAGCTTCTTCTGGACCTACTGAAGGTAGAGCTAGAATAGGAAAGATCATTAGATCATGAACCCAGTAGAGCTGTTAATGAGGCGTCGTAACGTCTTAGCCTTTATAGAAGCTGATTCTATAGAGGTCGTCTTCACCAGAGAAACTAAGACTAAAACTCCAGCTGGAGGCTTTATTACTTCTTGGGCTCCACTATCTGTTTGCCAAATAGCTAGGATTATCCCATCTAAGAGAAGATATGCTTATACAGGGGTAAATACCGAAGCTGGTCAAATTCCTCTCTGGCCCTATATTCTCGAGGGCCTCTATAACATGGACATAAAGGTAGATGACAAGTTTACTTGGGATGGTCAAGAGTACCAAGTAAAATCCATTGAACCCGACAGAGAAGAAAAAACTATAGCAGCTATAGATTTCTTCGGACCTCGACCATGAGTAATAATGGAGGCTTTACTGTTGAAGATGGCATTGGCTTTGGCTTACTAACCTTAATAAATGGTGTTAATAATCGAGCTAGGAGGGCCTTTGAAGAAGGTGCTGACGAAGTAGTATCTTATGCGAAAGCTACTGCCCCTTGGGAGGATAGAACCGGTGATGCCCGAGAAGGTCTTAATGCAGATGTATATGAGACTACTGAGGGGGTGGTCCTAGATCTATTCCACACCGTCGACTACGGCCTCTGGCTAGAGACTATCCAAAGTGGGAGGTTTGCAGTCATTATGCCTACTCTGGAAATTTATGCCAGTCAACTGTTTGCTAGGGCTGGAGGCTTAGTAGGATCTGTTGAGGAGGGTGGCGATTGAGGACCTGGTTATATAGTACTTTAACTAACGACCTAGCTTTAGCCTCCCTCCTTGGTGTGGATTTGACCGGTTTAGCTGCCAGAGTTTTTCAAGGAGAAAGTCTTGACACTCGTTTAACTCCGAAGCCTTATCTAGTCTATACTTTAGGTAATAAGACGGATGAATTACTAAGCGAGGAAGATACTGCAGCTAGACAGTTTTTTACTATCTTTATCCATGATGACCCCTTTGACTTTACTAGAGTTGATTCTATTGTTAGTAGAGTAAAATCTTTACTGTCATTGAATCAAGTTAAGAGCTCAGGGATTATTATGGTAAGGCACTTAGAAACGTCCAGAGATTTAGACGATTCCACTTTAGGTACCATCTTAAGATATGTCCGATTCCAAGCAATTATGGAGAGTTAATGGCTACTAAAGTTAAGCCTACGGCCAAAGTAAAGTATACTGGGTCTGCTGACTTTAGAGAGCTTACTGAAGCTGACTTTAGTAAGCTCTCGATTTCACATCCCGGTGTTACCTTTACTAAGGGTGAGCCCACTGAGCTTCCAGTAGAAGTTGCTACAGCTTTGCTTACTCATGAGCTGGTATCTGGTGAGTTTAAAGAAGTATTGATGCCCGAAGAGGCGCCTGCGGATCAACTTACCCTCGAGTATGAGTAAATAGCAATGATCATGCATCGATTGATTATTATTTCATCTCATTGCCCAATTTAAGCTCTCTGGGGCAGGCTAAGATTTTCCATAATATCAATCATTAAGGATTTTGTCTGATTGATGTCTGGAAATTCTAGGAAGCGTAGGGAAAATGAGTGATCTAAGATGTCCGGGAACCTTGCATGGTATTCTCTCTGAAGATAATACTAAGTTAGAAGTTAAGTGCAAACGGAGGCTTTGTGGAGCACGCCCAGGCGTAATTGTGCTCCACACCTTCGATGTCAGAACTGGGCGCCTGGTATCTACCAAGCGCTACGCTGAACCTATAAGAAAGGGCTAATCAATGCCTCTACCTGAGAAGACATTACCCTTTGGTCTAAGGGATGTCAAACTAACTCCATTTAATAGTGCTGGAGCTTTGGATGCTGCTAATGCCGCAGACCTCCCTGCAGCCAGAGTATTTAGCTTTAAGGAAACTGAGGACTTTGAATCTTTAACGGGTGATGATGTAGTTCAAGGTTCTCATGGTAAAGGCCCAGTAGTTGAATGGGAGCTAGAAGCCGGCGGTATTTCCTTCAAGGCTTGGAAGATTCTTGCCGGAGGTACTAACACCTCTTCAGGTACTACTCCTAACCAGATTAACACCTTCGTTAAGAAAGACACCGACGCTAGACCTTATTTCCAGGTTGAGGGCCAGGCTATTTCTGATACTGGGGGGGACTTCCACTGCGTTGTCTTTAAGTGCAAGGCAGATGGAGATCTAAAAGGAGGTCTAGAAGGCGGATCCTTCATGCTTAGCAATGCTAGTGGTAAGGGTTATGGAGATGCTACCGGACAGGTTTACAAGTTTATCCAGAACGAGACCGCAACTGCTATTACGTAATAGCATTTCGTGGTTGGCGGCATAGCATTACAGCAAGGCAGTGCATTGCGTATCGTATTCGTTGCACTTATATATGAGTGCACGATACGAAACGATACGCGATGAGCTGATGCAGCTTATAGATTACGTAAAAACTCTTTGCATAGATCCCCAGGAGGACAAATGCCTAAGCAAACTAAAGCCCCATTAGCTCCCTCTGCTGCTAGCGCCTTTAAGAAGCGATCCGGTGGATTGTTAACTCTCCCCTCAGGAGAGACGGTTAAGGTGAAAAATCCCGGAGGTATTAGAGCTTTCATTAGTGAGGGAATGATTCCTAACTCTCTTATGAGTTTAGTTGAGTCTTCACTAGCGGGAAAACCCATTGATATCAAAGATGCTCTGGCACCAGATGGTGAAATTAACACCGACATGGTTACAGACATGATGGCCCTTAATGACCGGATTACTATGGCCTGTGTAGTAGAACCTAAAGTCTATCCAGTTCCAGAAGATGAGGAAGATAGACAGGATGATCGCCTCTATGTAGATGAGCTAGAAGATGACGACAAGATGTTTATCTTCCAGTGGGCTACGGGGGGTACTAAAGATATTAGTCAGTTTCGTAGAGAACTTAGTTCAGCTATGGATTCTTTGGCTTCAGAGTAAGACCTGGGAAACACTCCCAAGTGTTTTATTAGGGATTAAGAATGAGTACGTAGCTTATTGCCTTAACTATGCTACTTATTACTTTGGAGTAACTGTAGAGAATGAACTGGATAAAGCTTCTCATAAACCGAGCAAGCAAGAAAAGTCAGCTTCTGCGGCTAGAAATAGAAAGCTAGAGCAGATTCTGTCTGGTAACAAAGCCTCTACTTCTAATCAGTTTATGGATCCTGCTCACTTCTTCTCATAAGGCGGTGTAAGCTATGAGTGGTACGCTTGGTACAATTAAAGGCCAGGTTATTATTGATACCCGGGCTGCTGTTGCTGCCTATACAGCATTAAGAACTGCCCATGCAGCTACTCTCCTGGCTTTAACTAGATCAAGCGTAGCTTTTGCGGCTGCTGGTACGGTTGCTGGAGCTGGAGCAGTGGCTCTCGCTGCAGGCCTCGGTGTGGCTATTAAGAAAGCTGCGGATTTTGAGAAGCAATTAGACTTTTTTGGGGCGGTAAGTGCTTCCACCCAAGCTGAGATGGCCGCTATCAGTGAAAAAGCTTTACAACTAGGTCAAGATACAATTTACTCAGCTGGCCAAATCGCTGACTCTTTCGTAGAACTTGGTAAAGCTGGCGTTCCCGCTAAGCTAATCATTGATGGTGTGGGAGATGCAGTTGCCCATCTAGGTGCAGCAGCAGATATTCCCCTGGACAGAGCTGCTCAGATTATGACCGCTGCTGTTCAAACCTTTAGTTTAGCGGGTAGCGAAGCAGTACATGTAGCGGATTTGCTTGCTGGAGCAGCTAATGCCTCTATTGTAGAAGTTGAAGACTTAGGCGTTTCTCTTAAGTATGCGGGAGGGGTTGCAGCTGCTCTTAAAATCCCTGTAGGAGATGTGGTAAATGCTCTTGCTTTACTAGGTAAGTATGGTATTAAGGGCTCTACTGCTGGTACTTCCTTAAGACAGATTTTAGTTTCTCTTACGGGTACTTCTAAGAAAGCTACTAAGCAGCTAGAAGAACTGGGTATTATTACTGCTGATGGCTCTAATAAGTTTTTTGACTCTCAAGGTAATGCAAAATCTCTTGCTGAAGTTTTCCAGATTCTTCAAGATGCTACTGCTGGTTTAAGCAATGAGCAAAAGCTAGCTGCGTTTAAGACCATCTTCAATAACCGAGCTTTGGCTGCTGCTCTGGACTTAACTAAAGCTGGAGCTGATGGTTTTGCTAAGATGAATGAAGAGCTTAGTAAAACTACTGCTGCAGAAGTCTCAGCTAAGCGACTTGATAACCTTTCGGGTGATGTAGAAATCTTGAGAGGTAACATTGATACTTTACTGATTAAAGCTGGAACTCCATTCCAAGACTTTTTAAGAGGTATTGTACAGAATGTAACTAAAGTAGTGCAGGCTTTTGCTAATTTAAGCCCTGAAACTCAAACACTCATTTTCAAGATTCTTGCCTTTGCAGCAGCTGGGTTAGCAGTGATTGCTGGACTAGCTGGGTTTATTAGGATGCTCTTTAGCATTGGTCAGGGTATTATGGCCCTAGTCAGTGCTTTTAAGCTACTTTGGGCTGGCCTTCAGATTGCAATGGTAGCGTTCAGAGCTCTAGGTATAGCCATGGTCACTAACCCCGTTGGGTTAATCATCCTAGGTATTATCGCTCTAATTGCTGCCATTATCTGGCTATGGAATAACTGCGAGTGGTTTAGAAATGCAGTAGTTGCTGTTTGGGAGGCCATTAAAACTGGGTTCTCCGCAGTAGTTGAATGGTTTAAGGGCTTGCCAGCTTGGTTTAATAACCTATGGAATAGTATTAAAACTGGAGCGGAAAATATCTGGAATAACATTGTAAGCTTCTTTACAGTTACCATTCCGGGATTCTTCCAAAATGCTTGGAACACTATTACTTCTGGTGTTTCTAGCTTTATTGAATCTTTCCTTACTTTCTGGAGAGAGCTACCAGAGAAAGTAAAGTCTTGGGTTTCTCAGCTAGTTAACGGAGTAATTGACTGGTTCGCTCAATTGCCTTATCGAGTGGGATATGCTCTCGGTTTTTTGCTTGGTGTAGCAGTTGGATGGATTATCAACCTTCATAACGCCATTGTTACTAAGGTAAGTGAAATCTACCAGGCAGTAGTAAACTGGTTCCAGTTATTACCAGGTAGAGTTGCAGAATTCTTTAGTATTCTTTGGGCTAATGCGGTTAACTGGTTTACTCAAACTAGAGATTCTGTGATTCAGAAAGCCCTCGAGATTTACAACGGGGTTGTAGATTGGGTACAAAAACTACCTGGTCGAGTATCGGAGTTCTTTAGTCAGCTTTGGAACAACATTGTAAATTGGTTAACCCGTACCGTAAATACTGCTAAAGAAAAAGCTATTGCTATCTACACAGCTATAGTTAACTGGGTTCAAGGACTACCAGGTAGAATTGGTGAGTTTTTCTCAGAGATGTACAACAAAGCTAGAAATGCCTTGAGCAATCTCTGGACTGCTGCTAAAGACTTTGGTGCTAATATCTATAATGGCTTAGTGGAATGGGTTAGAAAGATCCCTGGAGCTGTTCAGGATGCGGTAGGGAATGCCATTCAAGCCTTCAAAGATATGGTAGGTAGGGCTTTCAATGCAGCAAGAGATTTTGCTAGTGGACTATGGGAAGGCTTCAAGAACGGTCTAGGGATTAACTCTCCTTCCTTTATCGAGAAGCAGATGGTACAGATTACTCGAGTGGTTGGAGAAGAAACTGGTCAACTTAGAGGTCAGGTAAGAAAAGTTCAGTACTTAGGTAGTAAATTAACCAGTATTCCTACAATGAGCCCTACTGATCAAAGTCTAGTTGGAGGATATGCAGCTTCATGGGTAGCTCAGCTTACTACAGAAGCAGACAAGCTCAGAGCTCTTCAAGCCCAGGCTAATAGCTTAAGCTTTACTCCTATAGGTCCTACTGTAACTGCTCCTGCTAGTTTAGACCCAGTAGCTCTAGCTCAGGCCCTTTCAGCCGCTGGTGTGGGATCTAGCCCTTCTTATGATACTGAGATTACTGTTAATAGTCCTCCAGGTATGAGCCCAGATCAACTTGCTCAAGCTATTGCTAGACGATGGAGCTATTCAGTAAGTAGTGGAAGTATTCCCGCTCCAGCACCAGTAAGGGGGTAACAATGAGCCATATCTTTAGAGATGTAGTAACCATTGGGAGTTTATCTTTTAATGATGGTACTATTGTAAATGGTAGTACTTACCGATGCGACTTATTAGATGGCTGGGATGATACTGCAGAACCAAGAGTTGAAATTTCAGAATTTGGTTATAGTGATGGAGTAAGAACTTCAGATAGATTTCCAAAGAAAGAACTCTATCTTGAAGTTGGTGGTTACGTTAAGGTAAGTAGTAGATTAGTGGGTGAGCAAGCTAAAGACTTATTAGCTACTTATCTAGATGTAAATTCTACTCTTAGAATTACTAGACAGGGGCCCATTCCTAAAGCTATTGATGTAAGAGTATGTTCTGCAGTAGAATTCCCCCAAGATGTAGGAGAAGCTTTTAGGTGGTTAGTTAGAGTAATGGCTCCTTGGCCTTATAAAATTTCACCAAGCCCCAAAGCTATTACTGCAGTAATGTTCTCAGGCATTGATTACTATAGAACCTATACTGATAGTGCTCCTTACTATAGGACCTATGTAAATACCTCTCCTTACTACAGAACTTACACTTCAGATACTTCCGTTTCTTCAACTGGCGGTTTACCAAACTTAGTAGCAATAACTAATGATGGTAATGCTGACGCTTACCCTATTATTCAACTAACTGGCCCTTTAGTAGGTAGGTCGTGGGAGCTAGTAAATGAGAGTACTGGGGAAAGTATGACTTTTGGGTTAGATTTAGGCTCTACGGATACTTTAATCATAGATACTCTACAGAAAACAGCTTATTTGGGTTCTCAAGCAGTAGAGTATTATGTGGAGGGAGACTGGCCACATCTTCAGCCTGGAGCTAATATTCTAAGAGTATTGGTAGGGGTAGATAACCCTGATGCTCATATTACTATCACAGCTTATGATACTTGGAAGAGGTAACTATGACTCTTAAAGCCATTAGTATTGGCGTTAACTCTTATCAAAACTTAGTAGAAACTGATAGAGCTTTAGTAGATTCTTTAGCAGGACAGTTACCAGGTGTTTTATTAAGTCCTGGAGTTGCTATGAGTGCTATTACTGATCTACGGGTTACAGCAGGTACCGGTCATACAGTCGATGTAGGAGCTGGCAAAGCTGTAGTCAGAGAAAAAACCACTCCTCTAGTAAGGGGGGCCTACTTCTTCCAAGCTGATGCCATTGAAGCTTCAGTGGCTTTACCTGTACCCGACACTCAACCATTTTATGCTGCTGTAGTTGCTAGAGTAACCGACCCCCAGTATGGAACAGTTACCGGTAACGTAGGAGCTAGAATTGATGTTATAAAGGGAACACCCGCTGCATCTCCTGTAGTAGTGCCAGATGCTACCATTGATGCCGTTACTAATACTCCAGGTGGCTGGATTCGTCTTGCAGATGTTAGGATTAACACGGGTGATACAGGCGCTATCCCTGGAGGCCAGATTACAGACACAAGGAAGCCTAGCGGTTGGGGTCTAATCAAATGTCTTAGTACAAATCGGCCTACTGGAGTTTCTGGACTCCAAATCTATGAATATGACACCAAAGCTTACGGCTTTTATGATGGCACAACTTGGGTGATGTGGGACACTCAATGGCAGACCTACGCCCCAGGCTGGTGGTCGTCGGCGACTCAACCCTCGATCGGAAACGGAAGCATCACCGGGAAGTACCTCCGGTCTGGTCGAGAATGCTCAGTTCACATGGCGCTGATTGCTGGCTCGACGACCACGTATGGAAGTGGGCAGTATTACTTTTCCATTCCCTCGGCTATGTCATCTCCGCACTCGTCGAATGTGACTCTTGGAACAGCGTGGGCGATTAACCAAGGGAACTATTACATGACAGGTGTCGTCAATATGCAGGGGACGATGGTGTCTGTTTTCCTTCCGGCATCTCTCACCAACACAAATTCTGGTCAGTGGGGGGCGACTTCTCCATGGGTATTCAAGAATACCGATCAGATGTCGGTCTACTTCCGATACCCGGTAGCTTAGTAAAATGATTAAGTTCTATGTTCATGATGTGCTTACTGGAGCTCCCCTAGGCGAGCTAGACCCTAAAGAGTTTACTTTTAACACCCCCTTATGGGGTGGCGGATCTGCTGAGCTGGTAACTACTTTAACCACTAACCCTGATGTTCTAAAGAGAAAAACTACTCCTGATGGTGTGGCTCTCTACGTAAAGGATGGGAGTCAATACTTATGGGGAGGCCCTCTTAACAATCGAAACAAGACTCCGAGTAAACCTGAACTTAAGCTAAAAGCTCAACACTGGAAATCTTGGCTATATACTCGACTAGTTAAAGATAAATGGTTTAGGACCCAGGATCAGTATGCTATGGCTTGGGAATTACTAGCTTACGCTATCAATGATTATGGAACTCCAGAGATTATTGTTGGATCTTACACTAGTGGGCTTTCACGAGAATTTACAGTAGAGCCTTGGTGGTCAGTAGGCCAAGCCTTGGATACTTTTGGTCAGAGAGACGGAGGCTTTGAATGGGATGTTCTTATTAGAGATAACTCTCAAACTGGTCTTCCAGAGATATATGTAGAACTATATGCTCTGGGTCAAGAACGTAGTTCTAGGCCTACTCTAATGTTAGATTCTACTGATAGTACTAATCGTATTAGTGTTGGAGACATCCCAGAAGATGCTTCTGAAAAAAGATCTAGGGTATGGGCTACTGGAGAAGGGCAATGGCCAGAGCAGCCTACTTCTAAAGACGAAGATCCTAACCTAAGTAGTAACGTTGTATTGCTTAGAGAAGCTGTTACAACCTACCAAAGTGTTAGTACTTTAGCTACTCTTTTTGATCATGCTAGGTCAGAGCGAATTGCTAGAAGTCTTCCCCAATCTAAAGTGCCGGTAACCCACCCGATTGATCAACCCTCGGTTACCAGTTACCGAGTTGGAGACAGAGCACGACTTAAGGTGAAAGATGAGTGGTTTGACTTTGACTACAAGGGTGTAAGGGTAATTGACAAAGCCATTTCTAAGCAACCAACTCAACCTCCTCAAGCTACTGTAATCCTTGATTTAACCGATATTAGGGGGACTTAATGGGTATTGTAATCCCCTCAGAGGAAGATCGGTTCTGGATTACTGTACAGACTCTCCAAAGAGAAGTACAAGAATTACGGAATAAGCCCTTCAGAGTACCAACTCTACAAGCTGACCCTGACATAAAAGATCCTACTAACCTTTGGTATCTCAGCGATGGTAGACTTAGAGGTAGATTAGTAGATGGTACTGTAGTAGAATATTCTAGAAGTAACCATAGTCACCCTAATGCGACGGCTAACTCTCAGGGTGGTAGTTCTTCTACGGCTCCTCCACCCCCTCAAGATTACCAACCAGCTAGCTATCAGTACAAGCAGATAGCAGACTGGGTAGCCTCTTATGAAGATGGAGGGGCTTCTGAAAGATCTACTAGTTACCTTTACTACGGCTATTATTCTGGAGCAGCTTCGCGAGGGGTCCAGATGTCTATGCTTCATTTTCCCAACTTAAGCCAACTTGACCCTGGGCCTGTAGGAACTAGAATTGCTCGAGTTCAGCTGCGGTTAATTAACCGACACACTAACCTTAATTCTGGAGCAGAACTTAGAATTGGACTCCATAATTCAGCTACTAAGCCTACTAGTTTCCAAGAAGTATATTGGCTTCCCTACAAGGTACATGTAGGAAAAGCTGGATACCCAGCTAGCGGAAATACTGACATTACTTTCGATATACCTCTATTGGCTGGTGAGAAGTTCAGAGATGATACCGCTTGCGGGATTACCTTTAGTCAGCATACCAGCGATCAATCTTTCTATGGCTATGCTGAAACTTATGCTGAGCTAATTATCGACTATGTAAAGTAGGAGAAAGTTTATGAGTGCAAGCCTTACTAGAAGTAGTCTTATTTTTAATGATCGAGAAATTGCTGGTCGAGTAAAAGCTGGAATCTTTGAAGCAGCAAATAATGTTCTTGGAGAACCTAAAACGACTAATGACTATCGATTACGAAGGCGATTTGCTCTTCAGTTACTAGAAAACGACTCAGATAAAGCTGTATTGCTATTCCTTACTCAAATTGCAGACAATGCTACTATCTCATCAACTTCTGCAAATACTGAGATTACTGACGAGATGATCCGATTCGTTATTAGTTCATACTGGACTGGTATCGCTGACGCTGTACTCTTAGGATGATAATTATGGAACCCTTGGAAAGTGAAGTAGTAGTGCCGGAAGATACTGATAGCTGGACTCCACCGGACTATCAAGCTGGTGTGGATGATCCCGGACCAGTAGAAACTGAGTTCGAAGTTACTGAGGAGGAACTAGCATGAGTGACTGGCTACCAGGAGCTATTGTAGTTCCTACTTCGAATGATGGAGGCTCTATGCTAGGGGGGGGAGCTTTCTGTACCTGGCATTCCTTTGAAGCTGACCCTCATAAGTTATCAGCGAAGAGAGGCGCAGAAGTTCTAATTGCTGCTGGTAATGGGGGTACTTTCTGCGTTAACCCAATTAGCGGAGAAATCGCTCAAATGGTACCGGCTAGTAGAGCTTCGAGAATGCTTCGTAATGAAGCTGGGGGAGTTCAAACTAACAGAATGGGCGAAGTACACATCCAGATTGAAGTCATTGCTTTTGCTAATAACCCCTTTACTAGTTACTGGACTCCTGAGGGTAAAGCAGCTATTCAAAAGATTGCAGCTTTTGCTAGAGCTCATGGAGTTCCTGATACCTGGCCAGGTGGTCAGCCTCCCGCATACCCTGGCCCTGGTACTGAAAGAACTGCTCCCACTTCTGGCAGTGGTCATTATCCACACAGCCGGTGGAAAGAAAACACTCATGGTGACCCTGGGTTAGTTGATTACTTAGCTATTATCGGTAATACTCCTACTCCCCCAGCTTCTGGAACTTACGTAGTAAAATCAGGAGACACTCTTAGTGGTATTGGTTTTAGGTTAGGTATGTCCTGGCAAGTAATTGCTTCTCTTAATGGATTAAAAGCTCCATACAACATTTACCCAAACCAAGTTCTAAATGTGGGAGTAACCCCAATTCCTGTTCCTAATGTTCCAACTACTACTAAACCCACGATTTCTATTGCTAGAGTTAAGCCTAGTTGGCGAAATGAAGATATCCGCAGGTATCAATTAGCAGCTAGAGCTTATGTGGGACCCGATGCCTCTCGTCAATATAACCCCAATGGTGCTACTGGGTATTATGGCCCAGAAACTAAAGCTCTTACTAGCTGTGTTTATAGAGTACTAGCTAGAGTAGACGGTAATACTTCTTGGGTTAAGGGTGACACTACCACTATTGGCCCTAAGGGCTTAGCTAGAGTTTGTGAAAATACCGGCTATAGAGCTATTCCATAGGAGTTAACTATGGTTGAGCACAAGAAATGGTCTTGTATTGATATAGCCATTGCTACCTACTTTTTAGGAATGATCTTCTCGGGAGTTGTGGGATTTTATCACACTCCTCTGGATGAACACTATTGGGACGATATTACTACACTGGCTTTTTCTTGGGCTATGGTTGGGACTGGGCTAGGCGGAGTTCTTGCTTCTATAGCCCGGTCTCGACAAGGCGAGTTTATTGCTATCGTACTAATGTCATTCCTCACCTTAATCCAGGGACTTTTACTAGTAGAAGATTTACAGGCAGCTATTAGGCTTACTTTTGCCCCATTCATGATGATATCTTTTGCAGTCATTAGAAAGGGCTTTAATCTAAGCAAACGAGATGTAGACCAGATCAAGCTTAGATTAAGAAGGGGCTTATCGGATGAATGACTGGCTTACTGTCCTCTTTGGAGGTACTGGGTTTACTGGCTTAGTTGCTATTCTTTACACCATCTTCAAAGAGAGAAAGAAAAACAACCAGGAAGACCTAAAGGGGGACCTTACTTTAGGAGAACTTTTTAGGGCTTCTGCTAGAAAAGAAGTAGAGTTAGTTTATCAAGACATGGCAAGATTACATGGTGAGCTAGAAGCCCAAAAGAGTATTTGTAATCACCACACACAGCAATTAACTGATCAACAACGTCAGATTAGATCCCAAGCTAGAACTATTACACTTGTTCAGGCTAGATATCGAGCTGCTGAAGAGTATGTAACTGCTCTACTAAAAGAGTGGGGGAAACCAGTTCCTCCAAGTCCCCCTCGAGATTATAAGCTAGGAGAAAGCAAAAATGACCGCTGAAGAACTTGCCCCCTTGCCTATTCCCGCCAGTACTAAATTCTGGAATTTCTTTGAACGAGTATTGTGGACTTTAATCCAAGCAGCTTCTGCAGAAGGTCTAATTACTATCTGGGAGGCAGTATATGGTGACTTAGGAGATAATAAGGCAGCTTGGGTAATTGCTCTTACAGCTATTCTTGCCGCAGTAAAGAATGGTATTACTCAAACTTTCTTTAGCCCTACTGGAGCTACTTTACCAGAATCGATTGCTCCAATCCCTGCAGAAAAGGTGGCAGTGGAAGAAAGAGCCGGGCTTCTAATTGCTAGTCATGCTTCGCCTATCGCTAATGGCACTCCAGTTGATGTATGGAAGGTAGCGGCTTAAGTAATGACCACCACTTTATGCAATCCCTCTAGAGTACCGCAACATAACCTAGGCATTGTACGGAGGCAAGATGGTGACGGGGTCTTATTTCCAGTAGTAAATGCCAGTAATGTACCGGTAGATATGACTGGATGGACTGGTCAAGCTCAGGTACGAGAAACATATGATGGCGATTTAATCGATTCTCTTACAGTCTCATGTGATAACACCGGAGTATTAGTTACTTGGACTGGTGCACAAACTGATCTTTGGCCAGCCTTCACCTGGGGGGTGTGGGATCTGGAAGTTACTTCTCCACAAGGTAAAGTTACTAGATTAGCTGAAGGAAAAGTATATTTGTCCTCCGGAGTAACTCGATGACTGATATCTTAGTAACTACCCCTATTCCATTAAACTCTAATGTTACAGTAGTTAATCCTATACCAGTAGTACTAGTTACTGGATCTACAGCTCAGTTACTTACTATCGTCGACAACCTCGACGGCACCCTCACTCTCGACGGCACCGGCGTCGTCGACAACCTCGACGGCACTCTCACGATCGGAGCATGACCCATGCCTTTTGACGTCTACTCAAAGGCCGGCGCTAATGCTGCGTTCGCCACTGCCGCTCAGGGCGCGCTGGCCGACACCGCCACCCAGCCCGGCGACCTCGGCACCGCCGCAGCGTCGGATGTGGGCGACTTCGCCACT